CAAATTTCGGCGCAAAGGAGGCGTACAAAGTAAACACTCCCCTCGACGCGATTGCGTTCGACGTTGCCGAGCTCAAGCGGTCCATCCAAGCCACCTGCTACAACCCGCTGTTCAACATGATTTCCCAGCTCGACACAGTGCGCAGCGCCACTGAGATTGACGCACGCCGCGAAGAAAAGCTGGTGCACCTCGCATCCGTACTCGAGCGGTTCTACAACGAGGGCCTCGACCCCGCACTCAAGCGCGTGTTCGGCATCATGCAGCGTAGCGGCCTGCTCCCCGATCCACCGGAAGAACTCGAAGAAGCTGCGATCGAAGTAAACTACATCAGCGTGCTTACCGACGCACAGCGTGCAAGCGGCACCATCACCATCGAGCGTTTTCTTGCCTTCATCGGCGAGATGTCTGGCGTGTTCCCAGAAGCCCTCGGTATCCCTGACGTGGAAGAACTGATCCGCAGCTACGCCACAGGCATTGGCATCAAACCAAAGGGGCTGAAGTCCAAGGAAGATGTGGCCGCCGCTGCTGCAGCCGAGAACGCTCAAGCCGAGCTCGCCCAGACCGCGCAAGTAGGTAACGATCTCGCCGCAGGTGCCAAGGTGTTGAGCGACACAGACGTGGGGGGAGGCATGAATGCGCTGCAGTCCATGCTCTAATTAGGTGTTGCCAAGGAAGGTAAAGCCTGCTAAGGTGGAAGGGAATAGGGGAATTGTATGGCTGAGAAAGATAAACCTGCGCACATGACAGAGGAGGCTCACGCCACCTTTCTCATGCAGGAGGCCATTGGCCAGATCGAAGACAGCGCTGCACTGCGTTTCTTCATGCGCAGCCTCCTCACCCAATGCGGCTGGGCCACAACCCCAGTCGCTTCCACCGCCGAGCAAACCTTCAAGCTGTGTGGCCGACACGAAATCGGAACCGAGCTAATCTCCACAATGCTTATCTACTCCCCAACCCTCTACCCCAACTTAATTAAGGAAGACCGACATGAAAACCTTTCTACTATCGAGCGCGACTTGGAACCCTATGGCGATGATTTTGCGGGAAGCACCGAATGACGCAGCGCCCGCAGCTGCTCCTGCTGACCCACCTGCAGAGCCAGCTACCGACGCTGCTCCAGCAACACCTGCTGCAGACCCTGCTGCCCCCGACGCGCCCAAATCCCTCCTCAGTGGCGATGACGACACGGCCCCTGCCCCTGTTGCAGAAGAGCCCCTCACCCTCGAGAGCTTCACGCTCGCCGAAGGCGTAACACTCGACGAAGCCCAGCTTACCCCCTTCCTCGAGATAATGAACACGGCTGACCTCACCCGCGCTGAGCTCGCCCAGAAATTGGTGGACTACCAAGTCTCGTCCCAAACGGCAGCGGGGGAGGCGGCTGATGAAGCTGCAACCTCGATGTGGAACGAAACGCAAAAGGAGTGGCAAACCCAGGCCAACGCACTGCCTGACATTGGCGGCGCAGCGATGCCTGCAACACTTGCCACGATCAAGAAGGGGCTCACTTTGGTTGGCGCAGACGCAGCGACATTCCAAGCCCTTGACCTTACTGGCGCAGGAAACCATCCCGCACTGATCAAGGTTTTGCACTCCCTCACCAAAGGCTTGTCCGAGACCGCTCCGGTCGCTGGCTCGCCGCCCGAGGGTAAACTTTCACAAGCTGACCGCATGTACGCGGGACGCAAAGACTAAGGAACGAGACAATGGCTGTACTGGGTACTACCAATCCAACCCTGCTTGACATCACAAAGTCAATGGCCCCTGACGGGTCTGTCGATGTCGTTGCAGAAATTCTGAACCAGACGAACGAAATCCTCGACGACATCACTATGATCGAGGGCAACCTTCCCACTGGTCACCGCACAACTGTCCGCACGGGCATTCCTGCACCAACATGGCGTCAACTCTACGGCGGCGTTCAGCCTACCAAGAGCACGCGCGTTCAGATCACCGACTCGTGCGGTATGCTTGAAGCGTATGCTGAGATCGACAAAGCCGCCGCTGACCTTAACGGAAACACAAACGAGTTCCGCTTGAGCGAAGACCGCGCCTTCATCGAGGGCATGGGCCAAGAAGCTGCTCAGACAATGTTCCAAGGCGACGAGTCGCTGAACCCTGAACGGTTCACCGGCCTGAACCCGCGTTACAACAGCCTCTCCGCCGAAAACGCCGACAACATCATCGACGCTGGCGGCACCGGCAACGACAACGCCAGCATGTGGCTCGTCGGTTGGGGTCCAAACACCTGCCACGGTATCTATCCAAAGGGCAGCATGGCGGGCCTCCACGTCCAAGACTTGGGCGAAGTCACCATCGAGAACGTTGATGGCTCCAACGGTCGTATGCAGGCTTACCGCACGCACTACCGCTGGGACCTTGGCCTCACCGTTCGTGACTGGCGCTACATCGTTCGCATCTGCAACATCGACCGCAGCCTGCTTACTGCAGACATCTCAACCGGCGCAAACCTGCCGAACCTGATGTTTGAAGCTGAGCAGTTGGTCCCGAACATGGGCGCGGCTCGTTTCGCTTGGTACTCAGACCGTGGTATCGCCACCAAGGTGATGCAGCAGTCCGCTTACGGCACACGTCAGTCAACCCTCACATGGGAAGACGTTGGTGGTCGCAAGACGCTTATGACGCCGACTGGCCTGCCGTTGCGCCGCACTGACGCTCTTGTAGCTGACGAAGCGCGCATCGTAGCATAATAACTCAGGGCGGCGGGAATAACCTCGCCGCTCTAACCTGATTTCTGAAAGGATGAAATCATGATTACTGATAAACTTACGCAGTTCGCTAACGCAGAGGCGGTCAACACAGGCGTCGTTGCTTCCTATCTCGTAGGCGATGTGATCGACCTGCAAACTGCTCGCGACATTGGCCAAGGCTACCCGCTGTATCTGGTCGTCAACATCGAGACCACTGCAACCTCGGGCGGCTCGGCCACTGCTTCCTTCTCCCTTGCTTCGGATGCGCAAGCAGCTATTGCGGTTGACGGTTCGCAAACCACCCACCTGACTTCGGGCGTCTTTGCTGTTGCGGCTATGGTCGCAGGCACGAACATTATGAAGGCGGTTATTCCGATGGAAGGCTCAGTCTACGAGCGCTATGTCGGCATCGTTCAAACCACTGCGGGCGTCGCCTTCACTGGCGGGGCGATCGACGCGTTCTTGACGATCAACCCTACTGGCTGGAAAGCCCTGCCTGACGGTGCGAACTAATGGCCGTTAAGCACTACGAGCTGCGCCGCAAGTTCTGGAACGGCAAGAAGATGCTGCCAGTAGGGCACATCGAACCGTTCGAGGAGGGCACACAGCCCAAGTCGGCTAAGCTCGTAGACGAACCTGAGCTGGTTGTTGAAGAGCCTAAAGGGCCGCAAGAACCTGCGGAGCCTACCACGCTCTCCGCGATCGCAAAAGCGTCGGAGCCTAAGAAGGCTTCTTTGCTCGACACTCCTAAAGGGGACAAGTAAAATGGCCGAGAGCGTTATAACCATCTGGAACTTAGCGCTCTTGGCTGCGGGCGGGCGGGGATCAATATCTACGGAGACAGATAAAGGGCGTGAGCCTGACCTCTGCCGCCTTTGGTACCCCCTCGTCCGCGACTCAATTCTAAAGGCGGCGAGCTGGCCCTGCAGTCGTGCCTACTCTCGCCTCGGCCTGCTCAGCACGCGCACATCTGCCGAAGCGCTGTGGACACCTGCCGACCCCTCCCCTACATGGCTCTACGCCTACGCGCAGCCTACCGACATGCTTGCGCCGCGCTACCTTACAACCTACTCCCGCTTTGATCGCGCCAAGTTTAACGGCAACCCCTGCATCATGACCAACGAGGCGCAGGCAATCCTCCACTACAGCGCGCGGGAAGATGACGTGACCAACTGGGACACTGGACTTGAAAACGCTGTCATTCACGGACTGGCCGCGGCTATCACAACGCCGCTCACTGGCAAGCGTACTCTCGCCCGAGACAACCGTGAGATCGCAAATGAAACAATCCTGCTCGCGCAGACAGAGATCGCCAACGAGTCCGACGACCACTTCGAGGCGCTGCCTAGCTGGGTTCAAGCACGCGGCTACGATCAGCTACCCGTCGCCACCAAGTTCTTCTGGCCGTACACTAGCTTTGCCATAGGGAGCTCCTAATGCCTACACCTAAACCCATTTACGGTTTTGTCTCCGGTGAGGTTGCGCCCGACTTCTATGGCCGCACCGACCTCACCAAGTTCGAGTTAGGCGTAGCTACCGCCAAGAACTTTTACGTAAACTACCGAGGCGGCTTGGTCTTTCGCGGGGGCACCGAGTTTGTAGCC